AAATTAAAAGTTTTTACAATATTTATAATAAAATAAATTATGGGAATAGTTACAAACAAACAATTTTTGACTTTAGAAGAACAACAAACGTTAAAATCAATCCAAGAAGAAACCCAAAAAGTAGTTTTTGAACTTGGAGAAATTGAATTAATTCAAATTCAATTAGAAACTAGAAAACAAAAAGCTAAACAAGCTGTAGAAGACCTCTCTACTGCTGAAAAAAACTTTAGCACTTCTCTATTTGAAAGATACGGAGACTCAACCATCAACTCAGAAACATTTGAAATTATTAAAGTAGAGTAATTTACTTGTATTATATCATATTTATAATAAAATAATTTATTATGCCTGAAACTATTGTCTCCCCTGGTGTATTAGCCATAGAAAATGACCAATCGTTTATAACTTCACAACCTATTCAAGCCGGTGCTGCTATTATTGGTCCTACTGTAAAAGGAAAAGTTGGCATCCCTACCTTAGTTACTTCATATACTGATTATTTAAACGTATTTGGATCTTCTTTTTTAAGTGGAAGTAATACATACACATATTTTACTTCAATAGCAGCATACAATTATTTTAATAATGGAGGGCTATCACTACTAGTAACAAGAGTAGTAAGTGGTAGTACAACTTTAGATTGGGCTCCCGCTACTTCATCATTAATACCAACATCTACGGCTGCTACTAGTGCTTCAATTAATTTAGATTTAACATATATTTCTGCTAGCGTAGCAGCATCTGGTTCTGGCTTATTTGATGTTAATGGTATTAAATTTTATTTTACTGGCTCTAACGTTGCTAATACTTCTAATACTATATTTATAAACACATCTTCTTTTGCAGCATCTGCTCTTCCTGACTATGTTGCTACATCCTCTATAATATTTGATTTTAGCAGCTCAGTTGCCCCATATAGTGCATCCTTACCATTTATTTCTTCAAGTTATTCCTCCCCTAACATAACATTTACTTATATAGGACAAAATGGAATCCTCGGAAACTCTAATTACATAACCTCAGAAAGTATTAGCTATTACTTTACTGGTGGTACTAACACAGAAGCATTTGTATTAGCTACTATTTCTAAAGGTGAATTGATGAATAGTACTGGCCCTACTGGCTCATATAATACACTACTAAGTGGATCATCAGAAAACTACAGATGGCAAGTTACAAATACTAACATAGAAGATGGAACTTTTACCATAATAATAAGACAAGGAAATGATTCTGATATTGCACCGTCTATCTTAGAAACTTGGTTGTGTTCTTTAGATCCATACTCTCCTAATTACATTGAAAAAGTAATAGGTAACCAAGTTGAATCTGTAACTAATGATAATGGTGAATACTTTGTCCAAACTACAGGTAATTTCCCTAACATATCAAAGTATGTTTACGTAAAACAAGTAAATGTTCTAACCCCTAACTACTTCAACAACGTTGGAGATCCTAAACCAGAGTATACTGGATCTATCCCATATATTTCAAATGGGACTTTTGGGGCAGGGAAAGGCTCTAACATACCTACAGGAACAGCAGCAGACTACTATGAAAACATTACCTCGGACACTAACATACAAGGATTACGAGCTACAGATTATTTAGAATCTATTAATCTATTAGCTAATAAGGATGCATATAATTATAACTTCATAGTTGCCCCTGGCCTTATGACAGACATAGGACCAGATGCAGCTAATGCTATTACATTATTAAACTCTATAGCCCAAACCAGAGGAGATATGATGGTAGTATTTGATTCATCTAAATATAATTCCCAAATCAATACAGTTTTAAGCAATGTAATAGGATATAATACATCATATGCGGCAACATATTGGCCTTGGGTAAAAACAATTGATCCTAATACTGCATTCCGAGCATGGGTACCTGCTTCTGTTATGATAGCAGGAGTATACGCGTTTAATGACTCTATAGCATACCCTTGGTTTGCGCCTGCTGGGATTGAAAGAGGTGTTATTTCTAATGCAGTTCAAACTGAGCGTATCTTAACTCAAGGTAACAGAGATACATTATACCAAAGGAATGTTAATCCTATTGCTTCATTTCCTGGTGGAGGAGCAACTTCTGGTATAATAGTATTTGGGCAAAAGACATTACAAAAGAAAAAAAGTGCTTTAGATCGTGTAAATGTAAGACGTTTACTAATAGAATTAAAAAATTACATATCTCAAATTGCAAATTCATTTGTATTTGAACAAAATACAACTGCTACTCGCAATAATTTTTTATCTCAAATTAATCCTTACTTATCAACAATACAACAACAACAAGGTTTAACTTCGTTTCAAGTTATAATGGATGAATCAAATAACCCACCTAGCGTTGTTGATAATAACCAATTAGTAGGCCAAATTTATTTACAACCTACACGAACAGCAGAGTTTATCATACTAGACTTTAATGTGTTACCTACAGGGGCAACTTTCCCTGCTTAATAATACATTTTAAAAAAAATATTAATATTTATAATAAAAAAATAAAATGGCAAACTTTACAACTTCTCCAGGAGTAGCAATTAGTGAAATAGACAACACATTCTTAACTGGCCAACCCATTCAAGCAGGCGCTGCTATAATAGGACCAACAGTTACAGGCCCAGTTGAAAACCCAATCCTAGTAACATCATATTCAGATTTTAAAACAATATTTGGTGATATTTTTATTAGTGGTGGTAATTCTTATTCTTACTTAACTTCAATTGCTGCTTTTAATTACTTTAATTATGGAGGAACTTCATTATTAGTAACAAGAGTTGTTTCTGGATCAGGAGCTGCTTGGGCTCCTGCAGTTAGTACTACAATCTCTAACTATTTAAACTCTACTTCTTCTTCTTTTGAATTAGAAACTATATCAGAAGGAGTAATCATGAATAACTCTGGTTCCAACATGCTTGGAGCATCAGGATCATTAGTTTCAGGATCTACTGATAATATCCGTTGGGAGATTACCAATTCAAATACTGGGTCAGGTACATTTAACGTATTAGTTAGAAGAGGGAATGATACTCAAAATAGTAAAGTGATTCTTGAGTCTTGGAATAACTTAACATTAGACCCAAATTCAAACCGCTACATTTCTAGAGTAATTGGAGATCAAGTATTAAGTTATAATGCTACTGAAAACCAAATGGATTTAAATGGAAGTTTTCCTAACAACTCAAGATATATCCGTGTAAAATCAGTAACTTCTCCTACACCAAACTACTTTGATTCTAACGGAATTGCAGTAACTGCTTACACAGCTTCTATCCCAGTTAATGGAAGTGGATCAGCTGGAGGTGCTTTTTACAATGCAACAGGTAATGTAAGTGCTTCTATTAGTTTATATGATCAAATAGGAAATAATACTCAAGGATTAGTAGGTAGTGATTACGATAGAATGATTGCTTTACTAGGAAATGCTGAAGCATATAATTATAACTTACTATTTACCCCTGGTTTATTAGATGATACTCATACTGGTCAAGTAACTAATATTATAGCTAACACTATTACAAGAGGTGATAACATGTACGTTGTAGACTTAACAAGCTACAGCAGCTCATTAGGTGATGCAGTAACACAAGCACAATCTAGAGACACCTCATATGCAGCAGCATATTGGCCTTGGGTTAGAATCATAGACCCAGCAACCGGAAAACATGTTTGGGTACCAGCTTCAACAGTAATCCCAGGAGTATATGCATTTAATGATAAAGTATCTGCTCCGTGGTTTGCACCAGCAGGTATTAATCGTGGTGGATTAAACACAGTACTACAAGCTCAATATAAATTATCTCAATCTAATAAAGATGTTTTATACTCAAATAATATCAACCCAATTGCAACATTGCCTAAACAGGGTGTAGTAGTATTTGGACAAAAGACATTGCAAAAATCACAATCTGCTCTTGATCGTGTAAATGTAAGACGTTTAATGATTGAATTAAAATCATATATTAAACAAATTGCTGATACTATAGTATTTGAACAAAATACAATAACTACAAGGAATTTATTTTTATCTAGAGTAGAACCATTCTTAAGTATAATCCAACAAAAACAAGGACTTTATGCTTATAAAGTAGTAATGGATGAATCAAATAATGGTCCTGCAATAATTGATCAAAATCAATTAGTTGGTCAAATATATATTAAACCTACTAGAACAGCAGAATTCATTTCTTTAGATTTTATCTTATTACCAACAGGAACTGAATTTCCTGGATAAAAAATAAAATTTTAAATATTTATAATAAAATTAAAACTAAAATAAGATGCCAATATTACCTTTTGACGACATATTTTTTACACCGTTTGAACCAAAACAAACCAATCGTTTTATTCTTTATGAAATGGACGGGGTACCTGCTTTTTTAATAAAAGGAGTAGGAGCAGTATCATTAACCCAAACGGCAGTTGCTCTTAATCATATCAATATTCAACGATATGTAAAAGGAAAAACCATTTGGAATACTATCCAATTTACCTTGTATGAATCAATTACTCCTTCTGCTGCTCAAGCAGTTATGGAATGGGTACGTTTAGGCCACGAATCTGTAACAGGTAGAGATGGTTATTCTGATTTTTATAAAAAAGATCTTAGGTTTAACGTTCTTGGTCCTGTAGGTGATGTTGTTTCTGAATGGGTAATTAAAGGAGCATTAATTACTGAAGTAAACTTTGGAGATTATAACTGGGATGATGATGGCACACCTGTTAACATTACAGTTACAGTACAACCAGATTATTGTATCTTGAACTACTAACATATCTTACATATGAAATCGAAAGCTCCAATTTTATTGGGGCTTTTGTTTTGAAATTTGGATTTTGTTAAAAACTTTCGTATATTTAAATAAATAAAAAATTATGAAAAATTTAATAAAGGTTTTGTGTTTATGTATATCTTGCATAGGATATACTCAACAATGTTCTTATTTAGGCCCTGATGTATATTTACCATATAATACTACATCAACAACATTATATGCTGACCTTACTCAATGTGTTGCTACCCCTAACCCAAACCAAACAACAGGGTATGAAGCTATAAGCATACCATACACTACTCAAACCAACACAGGAACTTCATTATCAATGTATGATGATGCCCAACAAGGACCATTCAACATAGGATTTACTTTTAGCTTCTTTGGACAAGCATATAACCAGTTTTATGTAGGATCTAACGGATGGATCTCATTCTCAGATGAACAACCAATAACATTCGTTTCAACCACTATACCTGATAATACAGGAATAGTACCCAGAAATTGCATTATGGGCCCATGGCAAGATTGGCACCCAGGAGCAGGAGGGCAAATTAAGTATCAAGTTCAAGGAACAGCACCGTGTAGAAAATTAATAGTAAGTTGGATAGATGTTCCTATGTATTCTTGTACTAGTTTAAAAGGGACATTTCATATAGTAATATATGAATCATCAAATATAATTGAAAACTACATCCAAGACAAACCAAATTGCCCAAGTTGGTCTAATGGTACTGCAGTTCAAGGATTACATAATGAAAATGGAGATGTTGCCATTACTACTCCAAATAGAAATTCAACACAATGGACAACTGCAAATGAAGCTTATAGATACAACCCAAATGGACCAGAAGCATTACCTATACTTACATGGTATAAAATAGGTGATTCTAACCCAATAGGAACAGGAGATATACTTAACATAACCCCATCAGTAGAAGGAGCATATTACGTGTGCAAACCAACTTACCCTGAAGGCTACACCACTTGGAACCAATGTAATGAAACACCAACATTAAATTCAGATACCATATTTATACAACTTAACCCCCCAACATCAACAATTGAGCCTACAACCCCAGAATTTAACTTGCGTCAAGAAACAACATGTTACGTTCCTAATACATTTACTCCAAATGGAGATGAATTTAACCAAACTTTTGGTCCTGTATTTGTTCCTGGATTTATCCCATATGAATTTAGTATGATTATATATAATAGATGGGGGGAAGTTATATGGGAATCATTTGAATTTAATTCGTATTGGGATGGTACATATAAAGGAAACGTATTATCTGGAGGTGTATATTCTTGGAGAATTACTTATACTTTAGATGAAAGTGCTTATACTGAAGAAATGTATGGACATGTAACTATCCTTAAATAAAGTTTAAAAATATTTGGAGATACAATAATAATTTTGTTTCTTTAATATATGTATATAAGACAATTAAGTTATAACAAATAAAAATTATGAGTGAATTTAAATTACCTACTGAACAAGTAGAATTACCCTCTAAAGGTTTACTTTATCATGAAGATTCTGAATTAGCAAAAGGTATTATCGAAATGAAATACATGACTGCTAAAGAAGAAGACATCCTTACAAACCAATCATATATCAGAAATGGTACTGTGTTAGATAGACTAATGAAATCATTAATTGTATCTAAAATTAACTATGATGATTTATTGATTGGTGATAAAAACGCAATCATGGTTGCTGCTCGCATCCTAGGGTATGGATCAGAGTATACATTTGAATATAACGGAGAAGAACAATCAGTGAATTTAGCTCAACTTGAAGCTAAGCCGCTTAAAGAAGAATTGTTTAAAGGAAGAATAAATGAATTTCATTTTACTCTCCCAAAAACAAAACATGATGTTACTTTTAAACTTTTAACCCATAAAGATGAACAAGACATCAGCCGTGAATTAGAAGGACTTAAAAAAATAAACAAAGACAGCTCCCCAGAACTATCTACAAGATTAAAGTATATAATCACTTCAGTAGGTGGAAATCGCGAAAAAAAAGATATCCGAGAGTTTGTCGATAATTACCTCCTAGCATCAGATGCTAGGGCGCTCAGAGAATATATTCGCGAAGTTCAACCAGATGTTGATCTAACTTTTTTTCCCGACGGCAGCGATGATAGAGTCAATCTCCCAATTGGGCTTAAGTTTTTTTGGCCTGACGTATGATATAGCTCCTCAAAGTAGAGTTAATTTATTTTCCCAAATACATCAAATTGTATTCTATGGAAAAGGTGGATACGACTGGCATACTGTTTACAATATGCCA